TAGCATCATCTGCTGATTCATCATATCTTGGCTTAGAGTGTGAAGTTTGGGATTCAACCAGAACAACACTTAAAGGTCAGGCTTTAATTACAACTGTTGTTGATAGTGATACAATTAAGTTTAAGAACTTAGGTTCTGCAGCTTTAGATGTTGCTAATGATGATGTATTTAGAGTTGTTGGTAATGCACATGGTGAAGGAACAGTTGCTCCTGAAGCATGGTCAGATGAAATCAAAGTTGTTCATAATAGCACTCAGATTTTTAAAACACCACTACAGATTACTGGTACTTTAGAAGCAGCAGCTTTACGTGGTGAGTCATCTGAATTAGCTAGACTACGTTTACAAAAATCACAAGAACATAAGATACAAAAAGAAAGAGCTTTCCTATTTGGTGGTTCAACTATTGGTACTGGTCTTGCTGATTCTCGTGACGGAACATCTAGTGAATCATTTGCTGAACATGCAATAACTGATGTTAATGGAAATGTAGTTCGTTCTACAATGGGATTAGTAACAGCATTAGGTAAGTATGGTGATACAAGTGGTGATGATCAAAGTGTATTTACAATTTCTGAAGCTAGTTATAGCTACAGCAACTTTGTAGATGATATGGAAAAAGTATTTCAGTACATACCAGAGCAAGGTATGAAGATGGCTTTTGCTGGTCGTGGTGCTATGAGCTACTTCTCTAAGATTGATGGTGCTTCTGGATTTGCTGGAAACTCTGGATGGAATATTAACATTGGGCCTTCAGAGCGTAGCAGTTATGGATTTAACTTTAGACAATTAGAAACACCTCATGGTGTACTAATGTTAATTCCTACTCCTGTATTACGTGGGCCTTATTCTAAATACATGGTTGTAGTTTCTGAAGAGAATCTATTCCATGCTGTTTATAGACCTCCAGTATACCAAACTAACATCAAGACTGATGACGCGTTTGATGGAGTAAAAGATCAATACATGTCTGATGAAGGTCTTGGAATAACCTTGATTGAATCTCATAAGTTGTTTAAGATAACTGATTAAGGAGGTTTAATATGGCTAGACCATTTCAAGGCGGAACTATGGCTAATGTAGAAGCAATATCTAGTGCAACTACATTATCAAAAGCAGATAGCAATAAAGTAATAGTTGTTGATGCATCTACTGGCTTTACCTTAACTCTACCAGCTTGTCAAAAAGGCTTAGAGTATAAGATACTTTTTAAAGTTGGTGGAACTGATGCAGCTATGAAGATTGCTGTTACTGCTGGTGATGCTTTCTTTGGAAGAGTGCAAGTACAAGACAATAATACTGATAACCAAACTGCAATGCAGGTAGTAACTTACGCAACAGCAACAGGTACTCCAGGAAGTTATGATGTCATGACTTTTGATGGAGATGCAACAACTTCTGGTTGTGCAGCTGGTGATATTGTTGAATTGGTTGCTATTGACGATGCAGCATGGGCTGTCAATGCATTATTGACTACAACTGGCACACCTTCAAGTGTAGCAGTTATAGCAGGAAGTTAATAATAAAATTACTAAGGGCTGTGGCATGCATGTAAACGCAACCTGCAGCCCTGGTAATTAAAGGTAATAAATGCAAACATTTAAGTTACAAGTAGAAGATTTAATAGGTAGAACAATTACAGATACAAATGGATTAAACGATATGTTAAATGCAACAGCTCGTGAAGTATCTGACGTTTTACCTAAAGATGTATTGTTAAGAAATGCAACTGTTCAATCTATTACATCTAACTCTTTTAATGTTTCTAATAAAAGAATATTAAGTGTTAGTAGAGATAGTTATTATGCGACTGAAATACCTTATGGTCAGCATGGTAGAGCTACTGACTCTGGTAGTATTTACTTTGCAGATACTGCACAAAAAAGAGATCCTGTTTTCTTTTTAAAAGGTAAATTATTAGTAATACAACCAGAACCTACAAGTAGTGAAAATGGTGAAGTTATTAAGTATGACTATCCATCAAGCATTGATCATGGAGATACAAGTATTTCTGATTTTCCTAGTGGAGCTGAATATGCGGTTGTTCTTGGAGCAGCAGCTAAGTTTATGTTTAAGTTAGCTTCTGAAGATCAGAATAATGAAGATATAGAACTTGCAACAAATACTGCAGCTTTTGCTACGCAGTTAAAGCAAGATTATGAAAAAGAATTACAAAGGGTTACACAACAAAAATGACACAAAAACAAATGATAGAAATGGTTAGGCAACATCACCCTAATACTACAGAAACTCAAATTAGATTGTGGCTCAATGCTGCAATGACTGAGTTTGCTAGAAGAACAAGAATGTTGACTGGTGCATTTCAATTTGATACAGTTGCAGATCAAAGATATTATGGATTATCAGATGATATATTAGAAATAATATCTGTCGATTATGATGGCTATGATATACCTAGACTAGGTAGTAAACCAGAGATAAGGGATCTAACATAATGGGTTATGAGAATAGAACATTTGCATACTTTGTAGATAGAGATGCAATAGCTATAGTTAAAAGATCTGTATCTTCTGGAGAAAATACATACTCATCTCCTAGTGAAGTAAAGACTGTAACTATATTTGCAATTAAAAAACCTAATTTATTTATAAATGCTGATACTGGATCAGCTAATACTACAACTGGGTATAATGAAACTCCAGATTTACCAGAAGAATTTCAGCATACTGTAGTTGCTAAAGCTATACAAAGAGGATATGAATTAAATATAGAATCTTTAGCAGCAGCTCAGTATTGGGAAGATCAATTTGAAAAAGGAGTAAGAGAAGGTAAAAGATATGCCAATACAGGTAGGATAGAAAAAGTTGTTATAAAAGGACAAGGCTTTGAACCTACTGTTTACTCTACTAGAGATAAAGATGAAGCATGACAGAGATTGTATTAACTAAACCCTCTTACACAGAAGATCAGATTGCTAGTGCATCAATATCGGAAGTGTCCTCCTACAGTAAGTCTACAACTGAGCTAGTAAATACAGTCTCTGCAACTTTTACAGAAATAACAACATCAGCCACTACTATGGTTGAATTAACCGATTATACGGAGGCAACATAATGTCAGTTCAAAAGAACCTATTAAAGTTCGCTGGTGCTCAAGCATTGAACTCTGAATATGCTTCTGCTTGGACTGAAGCAACTAGAGGACAGACTTGCAGTAGTGGCACTAACGATGAAGTAAACATAGCGATACCAACAGGTCATACTATATTGTATATATTTCCAGAAGAGTTAAGCTCTATTGGATTTGATACAACATCAGGAGATGCTAATGGTAATAACTCATTAAGAATAGAAGCTAATAAAATGCAAAAATTTTTAATACCTAATGGAGCAACACATGTTCATATAGAAGGTCAAGGTGCTAGTGGTAATAAATTTTGCTATGTGGTAACAGGATAATACTATGGGAAACTTAACATTTTTAGAAAGAGAAATACTTAACAAAGTTTACAATAATAGTAATACTTCTTTACAGGTAGATATTGTAGATGCGACAGGAGTTACTTTTGTAGCTAATTCAGAATCAGTATATGTAGATGATGGTGATTGGACTGATAATACATCAAAGCATACACTTGTAGGTGGTTTATATCAATCAACACCACAAACTATTACTGATGGAGATGTAGGCCCATTGCAAGTTAATTCAAATGGGTTTGTTAAAACATCTAATGATACTATAGATAAAATGCTGTATGGTACAGGATTAATAATTACTGCAGTTGATGGAGGTTCTGATCAGGCATTAGGATCTACATTTCAAGCTTTATATGTAGGAGTTGGTGGAGATATAGTAGTAACTCTTGCATCAAGTGGTAGTGATTTTACATTTAAGAATGTAGCTAGTGGACAATTACTTCCTATTCAAATAACTCATGTAAAAGAAAATAATACTACTGCAACAAATATGATTGCATTAAAAGCATGATAACAATATTTCGTAAATATGCAAATTTTTTAAGCACCATTTATGATAAGATATTTGAGCAATCAAATCTTAAATGGGAAGATCAAACTCAGAATTGGGAGGATTTATAATGCCTACAAGTTTGACTGGCAATAAGATATCACAAACTTATCCACAAATTATCCACGTTGATGGTGGCGTAACTGGTACTGCAAAAGCATTATATGATGGTGATGGTACAGCAACAGTATTAAAAGTATCTACAAGTGAAGTTGAAATATCAGGTAACCTGACTATTGCAGGTACTTTAACAAATGTAAATACAACAAATCTACAAGTTGATGATAGTTTGATACAGCTTGGTAGAGATAATAATTCTTCTGATGTAGTTGATATAGGTTTTGTAGGATTATACGATGCAGGTGGAACAGATAAATATGCAGGTTTATTTAGAGATGCTAACGATAGTGGTAAGTTTAAATTATTTATAGATTCACAAGAAGATCTATCTACAACTAATACTATTAATACAAGTGCTACAGGATATACAGTTGCTACATTAGTTGCAAACCTAGAAGCTGCTACAGTAAATATAGATGGTGGTAATATTGATGGAACTACAATAGCAACATCTGATATTACAGTAGGTACAGGAAAAACTTTAAATGTTTCAGGTGGTACATTAACACTTGCAAACGATCAAATATCTGGTGATGCTATTAATGGTGGTACTATAGGATCAGTAACTATTTCACAATTAGCTGGTGCTTTAGATGCAAACAATCAAGCAATAACAAATGTAAATATAGATTCTGGTGCGATTGATTCAACAAATATAGGTGCTGGAACTCCTGGTACTGGTGCATTTACTACACTTTCAGCAAATGGAGATGTTAACTTTGATTCTGGAACTTTCTTTGTTGATGTTTCTGCTGACAAAGTTGGTATTCAAAATACTGCCCCACATAGAGCCTTAGACGTAATGGACAATGCCGCTGGATTAACTTACCCTCTCAGGATATATAATGATAGTGCTACAAGTGCAACTCATGGGGTTGGTATACAATTTGGTTGTGATTCGTATGGTGCAGATGGAGTTGGAGATGAAGGAAAAGGTGCATTAGCGTATGAAATTTCTACATCTTTTGCCAGAGGTAAATTTCATTTCTTGCAAAATACAGATGCAGACAGAGGTGGTGCTGTATTAGCTGATGCTGTTATGACAATTCAAAATGATGGAAAGACAGGTTTTGGAACTACCTCACCCACA